CATCACTACTACCATAGCCAGAGCGAGTCGTCTGAGTAGCGGAGACGATAGGTACATTAGCTTCAACTGCAAGACCACGGAGTTCTTCTGCAATCGCTTTAATATAGGAGTAAGAATTGACATTGTTATTTGTACGGTAACGTGACGATGCACATATATTCAAATAGTCTATGAATATTATATCAGGTGTAAATGATTTTTTCAATGCAAGTTCATTTAACAATGACTTAAAATGACCTGAGTGTGCAGATGCAGTAGGATACTCTTTAATTATAAGAGTTCCTTGTGTTTTCTTTGAAATATTATTTACCTTACTTTCAAACATTGGTTTTGGTAAATCAGTAATATCTTGTATTGCAACGTTCAATAAGTTTGCATCTATCCTTTCTGCAATCTTTTCTTCTGCCATTTCAAGAGTAATATACAAAACATTCTTACCTTCTAAAAGGACAGAACTAGCGTGATGGCACATAAAGAGAGACTTACCCACACCAGTACCCGCAAGTGCAATATTAAGCGTTTTGTTTGGGAGACCTCCCTTTGTAATTTTATTAAAGAGTTCAAGGTCGAATTGAATTCGACTTTCTTTCCTGTGATATGATTCGTATCTTTCTTCATAGTCTTCCAAGTAATCGTGACCTATATGATTATCGAAAGAAACAGCCAAAGCATCAGACAGAATGCTAGGAATAGCATCCCTTCCTTTTTTGTCATCTTGTCCATCTGCTAATGCAATCGATTCCATAAGTGCCAAGTATATAGCACGATCACGACACCATTTCTCAGTTGAATCAAGTAACCATTGATTATCTATAGGTGCATCATCAAATGTTTTTGTAGTATCTCTTGCTTCTTTTATCTCTGTTTCTGTAAGGTCAGTACGATTTTCTATTTCAATATTCAGTGCTTCAACTGTAATTGCAGCATCGTACTTAACAATAAATTGTGTTATCTCTTCAAATATTATCTTTTCAGTTTTATTCTCAAAATATTCTGGTTCGATGAATGGAATTACTTTACGAGAGTATTCTTCATCAAAAATCAGATTACGAAGAATAGTAGTTTCAATTCTTTCCATAATGCACGTAAGTACTCATAATATATTTGGAATTACTTTTTGGAGGTAATCCAGAATGTGGATAATCCCAAGTTGGTGGGAATATTATTACTTTACCAGAAACTGGTCGAATATTCAACCCATGTCTTGAAAATACTGTATCTCCATCGTTATCATTCAAATAAAAAAGAAATGCAACTGCTCTAAGTGATGAATCATAATCTGTTACATCAACATGCTCATCAAATCTTTCATCACCACTAGTATTATATTTTTTGATTCTAAATTCTTCTAATTCTTTTAGAGGTGGTGAATAATAATTATTAGTGTCTTTTCGATATCTTTTATATACATCTGCAAGATAAGGTATTAATAAACGAACAGTATCTGAGGATACTTGATTTAGATTTAATTGTGTAAAACAAGGACAATTATTATGATTAATAAAATGTTGATGTTGTACGTTTGTTTCAAATATACCTATTAATTTTTGACAAATATCATCAGGAATAATATTATTGTATATCTTAACCATATGAAAAATATTCTTTTGCAAAATTATCTAATTTTTCCATAACTTCTTCAGTAAAATACTTTTCTGGATTTTTATATATTTCTTTTGCATATACTTTTTTACCATTCATCTCATACCTACCTGCAACATTTTTCCAAAG